TGATATCCCATCAGGCATCAAACAAAAGATCATAGATGAGTTTGATGAAGTCCTTCGATTGTTGGCATTTCATGAATATGCATATGACATATTCAAGAAGTGGTATGTGGATGGTCGATTATATTATCACATCATGGTCGATGCCAAGAACCCCAAAGAGGGAATCAAAGAGCTTCGTGCCGTTGATCCTCGTAAGATCAAAAAGGCAAGAGAGGTCAAAGGAAAGAAGCTCAACGGAGACAGGCTGGTTTCCCTTCCTCGCAACATAACAGAATATTATCTGTACTATCCCGGCGGCATATCAAGTCGCGTTGGTGGGATGGGTGGACCAAACACACAACAGGCAATCAAGATCACGAATGATGCCATTTGTCATATCCATTCTGGTATTCTCGATTCGGGCAACAAGATGATCCTTGGAAACTTGCACAAGGCAATCAAGCCAATGAATCAACTCAAGATGCTTGAGGATTCTACTGTCATTTATCGCATCTCCCGTGCCCCAGAGCGAAGAATCTTTTATGTAGATGTTGGTAATCTACCAAAGATCAAAGCAGAGCAATATCTTTCCGGTATCATGTCCAAGTTTAAGAACAAAACTGTATATGATACCGAAACCGGGGAGGTCCGAGATGATCGGAGGCACATGTCAATGCTGGAGGATTTCTGGCTCCCGCGAAGAGAAGGCGGTAGAGGTACAGAGATAACCACCCTTCCCGGTGGGACTAATCTTGGTGAAATTGAAGATGTCATTTATTTCAAGAAAAAGCTATACAAGGCATTGGGTGTTCCTGTCTCAAGACTTGAGCCCGAAGGATCATTCAGTCTTGGAAGAGCAACAGAGATTAGTCGTGATGAAGTCAAGTTTGGTAAATTTGTCAACCGTCTTCGATATCGATTCACCAACCTCTTTGATGACCTTCTTGGCAAGCAATTACAATTGAAGGGTATAGTTTCCAAGGATGATTGGGATATCATCAAGACGTTGGTCGAATACAACTTCAGACAGGATTCACACTTCTCTGAACTCAAGCACACCGAGATCATGCGTGACCGTCTTGAGATTGCACAGACGATGGATGAATATGTTGGTAAGTATTATTCAAAGAACTGGTTGAGGAAGAATATTCTGAATCAAACCGAAGAAGAGATTCGACTGATCGATAAGGAAATGGCAAACGAAATTGAGGATGGAGAAGTTGATCCCTTTGAACAAGAGCAAATGGCACTAGATAGGCAAAAGGCAGGTGTCGGTCCACCTCAACCAGAACAGAAACCACAAGAACAACAAGAAGAAGAAGTTTCTACACTACAAAAAGTCAGGTCTATTCACACAAGGGCAAAAATTGCAACCGCAGAACAGCTTGATGAAGATATAGAATAGTATAAATAGTAGACAGCAAAGGAGGTTATATCATGAAGGATACAATTAAGAGCGCAATTGGAGATGCTTTGGACACCGATCCAAATAACTTTTCAGAAAAGATCAATGATGTTCTTGCTGCCAAGGTACATGATGCCCTCAAGACCAAAAAGATAGAAGTTTCAAACAGATGGCTCAATGACATTGAGCCCTCAGAGGAAGAAGACGACGAATGAAGCTAATTACCGAAGTCATGGACGAAGGCTCTGTTGAATTTATCACGGAGGAGAGAAATGGCCAAAAAAGTCATTATATCAAAGGCGTGTTCATGCAGGCTGAACAGAAGAATCGAAATGGTAGAGTCTATCCTAAAAAGGTTCTGGACGAACAAGTCCAAAAGTACATTAACAACTATGTTATACAAAACCGTGCCTTTGGTGAACTGGGGCATCCCGAGGGTCCGGTTGTAAATCTTGAACGAGTTTCTCATATGATCAAGGAACTTAATGAAGATGGTAACAATTGGGTTGGTAAGGCAAAGATCATGGATACTCCATATGGTAAGATCGTCAAGAATTTAATTGACGAAGGAGCAAAGCTGGGGGTTTCCTCCAGAGGGATGGGGTCGCTCAGAAACGTGAAGGGTACAAATGTTGTGCAAGATGATTTCTATCTTGCCACTGCTGCGGATATTGTTGCAGATCCATCTGCACCAGAGGCATTCGTTGAAGGCGTCATGGAAGGAAAAGAGTGGGTTTGGGATAATGGAGTTATTAAAGAACGAGAGATCGAAAACATCAAAAAGGAATTAGTTGAGGCAAAAAGAAAGCAATTAGAAGAAACCAAACTTAGAATGTTTAAGTCCTTTTTGTCAAAATTATAGGGTTTATAAATAAGTTAGAATAAACTGTGGAATTTTCCATTCTTTTTAAGGAGATGGACATAATGGCAACCGAACAAAGTATCGTAGAAGAGTCCTTGTTAGACGAGGAAATTGATCAGCTCGCAGATGAGATTGCGGCAGAGCTTGAGGCAGAGCTTTCCGAGAAGGCACAGCCTGAGGCTGGCAATCCCGGCGCTGCCGACGCATCGCCCAGCAAGCCCGGTGATAGCGGAAGTGGTTCTGCTCCCGAGCAGGCACAGGTGGGTCAGGTCGCACAGCCCAAGGGCAAGAAGCTGTCAAAGAAGAAGGTCAAAGCCGATGTCAAGACAAAGGGCCAAGGCGACGATCCTTCCGAAATTGAAGTCTACGAGGACGTAGAAGAAGATTCCAACATCCCCGAAACCAAGCAAGAGATGATCCGTTCAATCTTTGAAACACTCAAGAACACCGATCAGGATAAGCTCGCTGGCGACTATGCCAAGCTAATGTCAACACTGTTGGGTGAATCCGAGAATGATGACGAAGACGAAGACGGGAATACCCCTGTTGTTTATGAGCGACAGGTTGTTACTGCGGAAGACATTGATATCTCTGAGGATCTTAATGCGATCTTTGGTGAAAATGATCTTTCCGAAGAGTTCAAGACACAGGTCCAAACTGTTTTTGAAGCTGCTGTTGTTTCAAAGATCAACACCGAACTTGAGTCGCTTGAAGAGTCTTTCAATTCCAAGCTTGCCGAGTCCACTGGTGATATTGTCGAAACTGTAACCGAGAAGGTAGATAGTTATCTTGGTTATGTTGTCGAAGAGTGGATGAAGGAGAACGAGCTTTCCATCGAGCGTGGCATCAAGGCAGAGATCACCGAAGAGTTTATCGGTGGGCTCAAGCAGCTATTTGAGGATCACTACATTGACGTTCCTGAAGAGAAGGTTGATGTTGTGGATAGCCTTGCCGACCGAGTTGAGGATCTTGAAGGGAAACTCAATGAGGCACTAGAGGCTAACATCAATCTTTCTTCAGAGGTCAAGACGTTTCAAAAGGACGAAGTTCTTGGAGAAATGTCTGATGAACTAACAGATATCGAATCGGAAAAACTGAAGAGTCTTTCCGAGGGTGTTAGTTTTGAAGATGTTGATCAGTATAAGCAGGCTCTTAGTACAATCAAGGAAAACTACTTTCCACGAACGTCTCAGGGCAAGGCAGTTGTAATTGACGAGGAGACTGAGGTTTCAGAGGATGGAATCGTAGATGACACTCCAATCAATTCAACGATGGCAGCTTATGTTAATGTAATTGGAAGAACTGTTCTGGAGAAACAATAATTTATAAATAAGAGTTAGGATACTGTTGAAACAACAGAGTTATATTCAACAAACTTTCAAGGAGAACAAAACATGTTGAATGAAGAGCTAGTAAATAAGTGGCAACCAGTTCTTGAGCATTCTGATCTTCCCGAGATCAAGGATCACTATCGTAGGGTTGTTACTGCGCACATGCTTGAGCAGCAAGAAATTGCTCTGCGAGAGCAGGCATCGGTTCAGGGTGCTGGATCAGCCAGTCTCCTTGGAGAGTCAACCGCACCAACCACATTTGCTGGTGACGGTGGCATCAGTTCTGGTAACGTACAGAACTTTGATCCAGTCCTCATTAGTCTGGTTCGACGTACTGCACCAAACCTAATTGCCTTTGATATCATGGGTGTTCAGCCAATGAGTGGACCAACTGGTCTGATCTTTGCGCTTCGCCCAACATATACCGATGGTGATGGTGCCAACGCATTCTATAACGAAGCAAACACTGGTTTCTCGGCTGGCAAGGCAGGAAACCTTCCTGCATGGGCATCAACTCCAACTAACGATGGTTCTGGCGATGCAAACGTCATGTTCAATGCCGTTAGTGCTGAAGGAAACATTGCCGACCGAGGTGGTGCCGCTACGGAAACTGCTGAGATGTGGGGATCATCAGGCCAAGATGCCATCCCATCGATGTCCTTCAAGATCGACAAGTCTTCGGTCACTGCCCAGACTCGCGCTCTCAAGGCAGAGTACAGTGTCGAGCTTGCTCAGGATCTGAAGGCAATTCATGGTCTTGATGCCGAGACAGAGCTTGCCAACATTCTCACTACAGAGATCAACGCTGAGATCAACCGCGAAATCGTTCGCAAGGTCTACATGGGTTGTACTGGCGTGACGGGTGTTGATGCTCGATCTTCACGACCATCGGGTAACACAGACTTCAATCATGCCAACCTTGGTGTTCTTGATGGTCGCTGGCTAGTTGAGCGATTCAAGGCACTGGTCT